GGTTCACTGACGCTGCGTGACTACGATGGTCAGGTTGCGGAGGCTATGGCCCTGGTACGAGCGCTGAACAAAATGACGAAAGCAGGTATGCCTGAAAGCGTGCGTATTGCCTGAAAACACAACCCGCTACGGGGGAGACTTACCCGAAATCTGATTTATTCAACAAAGCCCGTACGAGGATGAAATCCAGTATCGCGAACTTGCCCTGGAGGACGGCAAGTTTATCTGCAGGGTGTGGCGAAAGTCGGCCGATGCAGGGTCTTTTTCTGTCGATTCTGAGTATCACCCGAAGCCTAAAGGTGAGGATTTTTGGGATGAGATCCCCTTTACCTTCGTTGGTGCACAAAATAACGATCCCAGCATCGACGAGTCGCCTTTAGCCGCCCTCGTTGAAATTAACCTTGGCCATTATCGTAATTCGGCAGATTACGAAGACAGCGTATTTTTCTGCGGTCAGGTTCAGCCGGTGATTTCCGGTCTTGATACCACCTGGCGTGACTGGCTGCAGGATAAGGGAATTCGTGTCGGTTCTCGTTCTCCATTCCTGCTGCCGAAGGAGGGGAGTTTTACCTATGCTCAGGCGCAACCAAACACCCTGGCTAAAGAGGCGATGGACAGTAAACGTGATTATTCTGTTCAGCTTGGCGCCCGGCTTATCGAGCAGAACGGCGCGGTTAAAACCGCCACGCAATCCAGCGGCGAGCAAACCGCATCCACATCGGTGCTCGGCATTTGCGTTTCCAATGTCTCGGAGGCCTATACGCTGGCGCTCGGCTGGTGCGCCAGATATCTCGGCATAAAAGGCGAGGAATACCGTTACAGCATCAATCAGGAGTTTATCGCCAAAGTCGCAGAATCCGGCATGGTAACGGCAATCGTCAATGCCTGGCAGTACGGTGCGATTCGCGACACGGATATGGTCAGAGCTCTGCAGAGGCTTGACCTGATAGATCCCGCTGATGACCCTGAAACTGTCATTGACGCTATTCGTAACGGCGCGCCTAACCTGATTGGTGGCAATAATGGCAACGGCGAATGACAAACTGCAGGATGAATCCATAGCCCACGCTATATGGGTGAGTCGCTACAGTACCGGCGTTGCCAGCAGGATGATAAAAGTCCTGAATGACAGCGACGCCGAACTTACCGCAAGGTTGCTGGTGGCTATTGATACGCTGGACGCCGAGAGCTTTACCGTTTCTAGGCTGGAAGCGTTACTGGTAAGCGTCAGGGCAATAAACAAGGATGCGATTCAGTCGATGTATGCAGCTCTTACTGCCGAGTTGCAGGAACTGGCGAAGCACGAAGCCACTTTTCAGATGAGCCTCTTCCAGTTTGCTATTCCCGACGATGTTCTTGCTCTTCATCCGCTGGTGGGCATCTCCCCGGATGCGGTTTATGCCGCGGCGATGGGGCGTCCATTCCAGGGACGTTTGCTGAGTGAATGGGCCAGCAACCTCGAAGCTGATCGGATGGCGCGGATATCCAATACGGTGCGGCAGGGATTCCTGCTGGGCGATACGCAGGAGCAAATCGCAAAAAAGGTCCGTGGACATGCTAACCGCGGCTACCAGGATGGTGCGCTTCAGATGAGCCGGGCCAATGCGGCCAGCATAGCGAAAACGGCAGTAGGGCATCTTGCATCAACAGCAAGACAAAGCTTTGCGTTGGCGAACGACGACATTCTGAAGGGTAAGCAGTGGTTATCCACGTTGGATAACCGGACATCAAAAGATTGTCGGATCCGCGACCGCCTCAAGTACACGCTGGATAACAAACCTCTAGGGCACAAGGTGCCTTATTTGCAGGGGCCCGGGAAAATCCACTTTTGCTGTCGGAGCACTGAAACTTACATCCTGAAATCGTCCGAGGAGTTGGGTATCAAAGTCGGCGAAATCAAGGATAGCTCGCGCGCCAGCATGGATGGACAGGTTCCGGCTGATACGAATTACCAGGACTGGTTCTCCCGGCAGTCGTTCACGCGACAGGCTGAGATTGTCGGAGAAACGCGCGCCAGGCTGATTCGTGATGGCGGCATGTCTCCCGATGAGTTCTACAACGACAGGGGCGAGTGGCTGACGCTGGACCAGTTGCGCTCAAAGGATGAGCAGGCATTCAGAAACGCCAGGCTTTAACTAACATATCTTATTCAATCAGGCTGCCTTCGGGCGGCCTTTTTTATTGGGCCAGGCCCACAGTAACTATCCCAAGGGGACAACATGCTTATTCGTAACATGCTCATTAAATATTATTCGGCAGCTGGTGGTGAAGGTGGTGATGGTGGTGGTTCCGGTGGTGGTGCGCCTGAGATTACGCCGGAAATCCAAAAGCTGATCGATGAGCAGGTCAGTGCTCAGGTTTCAGGCCTGAAAAATAAAAATAGTGAGTTACTCGGTAAGCTCAAAGAGTCCACTGAGTCGCTTAAGCGTTTTGAAGGTATCGATCCTGACGCGGTGAAAACTATTCTCCAGCGTTTCTCTGATGATGAAGAGGCGCAACTGATCGCCGCCGGGAAAATTGACGAGGTACTGGATAAACGCACTGAGCGGCTACGTGCTGATGTTGATAAGCAAATCAAAGCCGCTAATGAACGCGCTGAAAAGGCGGAAGCGTTCTCCAGCAAATTCCGTGATCGTGTCCTGGGTGATGCTATCCGCAGCGCAGCGCTTAAGGCTGGCGCGCTGCCAGAAGCATCCGACGATCTGATTCTTCGTGCTAAAGGCACATTCCAGCTCAACGACGAAGGCGAGGCCGTAGCAGTTGATGCAAATGGCGATGTTCTGTTCGGTAAAGACGGAAAAACTCCGCTCACCCCGGTTGAGTGGGCTGAATCTCTGAAAGAGACGGCCCCGCACCTGTTCCCGCGCGCCGAAGGCTCCGGGGCTGGTGGTCATAAACCCGGTGGCGGTGGCGGTAGTCTGAAACGTTCAGAAATGAGCTCAAGCGACAAAGCGGACTACATCCGCAAACATGGCCAGCAGGCCTATCTCAAATTGCCTAAGTAAGGACTAATCAATGCCTACGACCGTAAACAGTGACCTGATTATCTATGACGACCTCGCGCAGACTGCGTTTCTTGAGCGTCGCCAGGATAATCTGGAAGTCTTCAACGCCGCTTCAAACGGCGCAATCATTCTCGACAACGAACTGATCGAGGGTGATTTTCGCAAGCGCACCTTCTATAAAGTTGGTGGTTCTATCGAATCGCGAAACGTTAACTCCACCGACCCGGTAACGGGTAAAAAAATCGGTGCCGGCGAATCTGTCAGCGTCAAGGCGCCGTGGAAATACGGCCCGTATGAAACCACGGAGGAGGCGTTTAAACGTCGGGGTCGCGACGTTAGCGAATTCTCCGAGGTGATCGGCGTCGACGTCGCTGATGCAACGCTTGAAGGTTATATCAAGTATGCCCTACAGGGTCTTGTTGCAGCCATTGGCGCAAATGCTGACATGACGGTATCCGCGGATATTGCCACTGATGGTAAGAAAACGCTGACCCGTGGCCTGCGTAAATACGGCGATAAATTTAACCGTGTTGCGCTGTTCGTTATGCATTCCACGACCTATTTCGACATTGTTGATCAGGCTATCGACAACAAAATTTACGAAGAAGCTGGCGTGGTGGTTTATGGCGGACAGCCAGGCACGTTGGGTAAACCGGTGCTGGTAACTGACACCATGCCAGTTGATGCGATTCTGGGGCTGGTGGCCGGCGCGGTATCCGTAACGGAATCACAGGCTCCGGGCTTCCGTTCCTACGATATCAACGACCAGGAAAACCTTGCCATTGGCTATCGCGCAGAGGGTACGGTCAACGTTGAACTGTTGGGTTACAGCTGGGATGAGACGAAGGGCGCTAACCCTGACCTGACCAAAATCGGCACCGGCGCGAACTGGAAGAAACATTTCACCAGTAACAAATCCACTGCAGGCGTACTGATTAAGCTGGAAGTCCCTGCGGGGGAGTAACCCTGTCAGTGGATAAAACTTCCGCAACTGCTGACAGTACCGACGCGGTGACCGTTTCGCTCAAGTACACCAGAAATGGTGCAGGAGTCTCCGGGGCATCTGTGGCGTGGACGTCTACAGGCGGCACGCTAAGTGCTTCGACGTCACAGACAGGGTCTGCTGGTGGCTCGACGGTGAAACTCACCTCTCCTACGGCCGGCTCCTTCACGGTGACGGCTACCGTTGACGGTGTGGTGAAAACAACTGAAGCGATTGCGTTCACTGCTCCTGCGGGTGGTTAACCGACGGGGCGAAAGCCCCGTTTCTTTTGGTGAGGATCCGATGACCGTTTATATAACAATCCAGGACGTTGACGAGTTGCTGGGGGATACCTGGACTGCCGCCGACAAAAAGGGTAAAGCCGTGCTCCAGGCAAACACCTGGATGACGGCGCTTAACCTTCAGGATATCGACCCGGAGCATATTCCTGAAGAAGTTAAGCAAGCCGGAGCGTTTATCGCTTCCGTAGCCGCTGCAGGCAATCTGTATCAGCAAAAAACAGATTCCGGCGTGGTGACGAGCAAAAGCGTTGAGGCCGACGATGTGAAGGTTTCCCGCACTTTTGCCGAGCTTTCAACCACCAGCACTGAATTACTCGATCCTGATTTGCAGCTGGCGCTGGATATGCTCAAACCGTGGATGATTAACCCTTTCCAGACGTTCTTTGTGAGGGCGTGATATGTCCGATTTGAAGGTGGTCCCATTTCAAAAGCCCAGCCATCACAACCTCGATAACGACCAGGTTATTCGCCTGCTGAAACAGGCTCTGGAGAGAGCCGAAAACGGCGGCTGCCACAGTGTCGCAGTGATACTGCTTGATGATGAGGGTAACGCGATTGATTGCTGGCATAACGGTGGACGCCCCTATGTGATGGTTGGCGCTATGGAGTCGCTTAAAACCGACTTTATCCATGCTCATATTGAGCGGCGGTAAGGGGTAACATGCAAAATCCATATGTGCATTATGCCGGCGACGGGCTCGGTCCCCGCGATGTGTTTGTGAATGGAAACCCGATCAGACATGTCGTTTACGCAAACCAGGCAAAGGGTGTTGTAGAGTTTGCTCCGCTCCCGCTGCGGGTTAAGCGCAATGGCGAAATTTATACCCGCAAACTCCACGGTACAGTGATCGTTAAACCTCAGCAGCGTATTGGTGGGTGCAATGGGCATTCGTGACGAGCTGCAAACCGAAGTCGCCGCGGCATTCGATACCGACCTGCAGGATGCCGTTAAGGATTTCACTGGGTCATATACCGTTCGGGGTGCCTGGGACCCGGTGACGGAAACCGGCACTGAAACGCAGGTGACTTACTCGGGGCGTGGAGTACTGGCGCGCTATAAGCTGCGCCGTATCGATGGCGTTAACATTCTGCATGGTGATGTGAAGCTAACCGCACTGGTTAACGAGGTGACTGATAAGCCGGCCGTCGGGCATATCATCACCGCACCGGATCCGGTTACGGGTGAGCTTCAGCGCTACGAGGTCATCACCGCTTCTGCCGACTCTGCTGGCGCTGCGTACTCCATTCAACTGCGGAGGGCGTGATATGGCTAAGGGCTGGAACATTGACCCGGCGGCATTCGCCGGGCTGGTGGCAGAAGATGTCAAACTACGCCAGCGGACAATCGCCATTCAGCTGCTGAATGAAATCGTTCAGCGGTCGCCGGTAGGAAACCCGGAGCTGTGGGCCATTAACGCGACCGCGGTTCAGTACAACAAAGCTGTTGGGGAATGGAACGAATCTCTTTATGCCGATCCTGCCAACCTGACAAAGACAGGCCGTCTCAGAAAGAAAGTCCGTGTTAATGACAGCATGGATATCAGGCGGCCGGCTGAGTATCGCGCAGGAACCTTCAGGGCATCGCATTTCGTCAGCATCGGCGAACCTAATCATTCCGTCCCGACCGAACCGGATCCGCGCGGGACAATGACGTTTCTTAATGGCAAAAATATCATTGACCAGGCGCCAGCCTACTCGGTGATTTACATCCAGTCGAACCTGCCTTACTCCGTGCCTCTGGAGAATGGCCACTCAACACAGGCGCCGACAGGCGTCTATGCCGTCTCGTTTAATGGTGTTATTCAGGCCTACAAATGACCCTTACAGAAATCAGAAACGCTGTCATTTCCCGAATGGCGGCACAGACCGCTATTGCCTCTGATGCGGTGGATTATCCCAATGGCCCGGTATTTGACCCCAGTAACCGCGATATCTGGGCCCGACTAACCAACATTGCTGGGCAGGCTGGCGCAACCGAGATCGGGGACGGGCCGGTAGTCCACAGGACGGGCTTACTCATCATTCAGCTTTTTGTTCCGGTCGGTTCCGGGACGTTGCTTATCTCCCGAACGGCCGATCAGCTAACGGAGCTATTCGAGTTTAAGGATGACGGAAAGCTGAGTTATTTCGCTGTTTCTGCTGTGCCGGCGGGTGAGACCGATGGCTGGTTACAGCTCAATCTTCAAATTCCTTATCGCGCTCTGTAGCGCACAAAAAACAGGAGGCTCCTGTGAGCTCAGGTGCAAAAGTAGTAGCCGCGTTTATTCGCGAGACAACGCCAGGAATCACGCCTACAGCAGGGGCGTGGAACCTGCTGCGTCGTTCTTCATTTGGTCTGAAACCAACGCAGAACACCAACGACAATGACGAAATCGCTGGTGACCGCATGGCGCAAGGTGTTTCACGCGGCACAGTGGATGTCGGCGGCGATGTCGGCACGCGGTTTCGCTGGAACCAGCATGATGATTTTCTTGCCAGCTGCTTCGGTTCCGAATGGCTAAATAACGTGCTAACGATGGGTAATGGTCGCATTACGTTCTCCGTGGCGACTTTTGCCAGTGATGTGGGGATCGCCCAGATTGCCCGCGGTTGCCAGGTTGGCACCTTCCAGATGGAAATCCCGGCCGATGGTGATATCACTGCAACCATTACGTTTGCAGGGCTGGACTGGGAGACGAAGGGGGACGATACCAGCTATTTCACCGCGCCGGTGGATTTAGCGGGGGCGCTGCGTTACTCCTTTAAAGAGGTCACGAACATCCGGCTAAATGGTGTTGATGGCGGGACAGGTTTCTGCGTCGACACCTTCAACATCCAGTTCAACAACAATATGCAGACTCAGCGCTGCATTGGTACCGGTTCGGCATTCGCCGGCGCAAACATTCCGACAACCTTTACCCCGTCAGGTCAAATCACGCTGTCATGGTCAAAGGCTGCCTGGGAGGTTTACAAAAAAACGTTCACCGGCGAAACGGTGCCGTTTAGCTTCACGCTGGAGAATGCTGAAGGCGCCTATACCTTCGATTTCCCGGAAGTGCAGATCTCCGGCGACTGGCCGGATGCGGGGAGCACTGACATTGTTCAGGTTCAGCTGGATATCACCGCGGCCAATACTCCGCCAACTATCACCCGCGTTCCCAAAGTGCCGGCGACGGCAATCAGTGTTGCGCCAGCCACTTCAACTGGAGCAGTGGGATCTACTGTGACGTTAACCGCCACGCTTACGCCAGCTGATTCAACTGATACCGTCCAGTGGACGTCATCGGATCCGACTATCGCCAGCGTGGTTTCTACCGGGCAGAAAACAGCGAAAGTCACACGTAACGCAGCCGGTACTGCAACCATCACCGGTAAGGCCCGCACCTTTACCGCAACGTCTGAAATCACCGTTACCGCGCCTTAATTTACCTGGCCCGTTCTGCAGTCATCGCGGAACGGGCTTTTTTGGGAGTCTTTATGCTGATTATTTCTTCTCAAATTGATTTGAACGGAGAACGCTGGTTTTACCCTTACAAAAAGCCAGCAGGAAGTAAAAAGAAATTCACGCCGGAAGACGAGGCGCTATTTAAACTCCGTCTGCTGGTGGCCAGTAGCGAGAATCCACAATACCGCTCACGCAATGCGCTGGTGCGGCGCCATATCGACAAAATGGACGCGAGCTACCAGGTCGGTACGGATGCTTTCGATCTCGCCAGTGTGGGCGAGATTGACTCGGTTGATGATCTTCTCATCGACAATTGCGCGCGCTTTCTTCTGAAAGACTGGGAAGGCGTGGGGGAGCTGGTGGATGGTACGGAGACGGCGGTAGCGTATACACCGGAGCGTGGTGTTGCGTTACTGAAGCAAAACCCCTCTCTGTACTGGCTTATTCTGGCTGAGGCGGCGAATATTGCTCAGGGTAAGGAGCAGCAGACTCAGGAAACCGTAAAAAAGCCATAGAGGCCCAAAAGTGGCTAAAGGAATTCGCCGGCGAGCAGGGCGAGAAAGCAAAGTGGCGCAGGGAGAAACTAAATCTCCCGCCCATTCAGGAGCCTGAAATCGATGCAGTCACTGGGGAGATCCTCAACGCTTACGCCATGATATCGCGCGGCAGGAAGTATGCCGGCATGGCCGGAGTGCCGCTCCCTCTATCCCTGAACGATATTGAGCTTTACCTGGCATCGCGCACCATCCTGATCGACCGCATTGAGTTTGACGCGGCGATACTGGCTCTCGATGATGCCTGGAGGGCTGAGTGGGCTGCTGAACAGAAAAATAGCATGAAGAAATGAGTCCACTCAGTTGTGCTTTTATTACTTCTTGTAGAGTTCATAATGCCGATTTACTGTTTAAAAAAGCAGCGTCAGTGCTAATGGGCGCAAAATACTACAGCAAAAAATGTTAAATCACATAACCAATGAGACATTTTTTTGTGCAAAAAATGCTATTTCTGCTTCGTTTAGAAAAATCGGTTGCACGCGCGGTATGTGCATCATGTGCCAGAATCGTAATCATATTCGTCGCAGCATATCACTAACTTCGTCGATCGTGCTGTCATCGTGAAAACACGCGCCTCCAAAAAACGTCTAACGTGACGGATAAGCAGGATTTAGCTCATTGCTCAAAAATGACCAATAGTATTAAATAACCTTCAATAGACATGAATACGTTTGGATGTGTTTTACATCCTCAATTTGATACTGCACTGCCAGATGTGCATGAGGGCTAACTATGAGTCACGCATTGAAGAAGGCAGATCGCTTGTACATTCCGCCTCGTGACAAATCCACGGTGGCGAAACCTCGTGCTGCGATCAGCGAAACCTGTTCCCACACCGGACAAGTCAAAAATGCCTTTGATTTTGGCTTCTCACGCTATGAAAAAGCGATGGAAGATCTATCTAAGGTATGAGGCTAAGGCATGGCTGAGTATGTTGAGGGTGTTAACTACCTTTCTGTTGAAGATTTAGTCTATATAAACCGTAGACTTATCGAAACCCAGACACCAAATGAGCCTATAGAGGTTCTTAGTGAAGGTAATCTTAGCTCTTCTCAAGCCAGACCTAGTATGATCAGGTGGTATAGGCAGACAGATGATATGTTCGTATTGTCTGCCTCTCTTATTGAGAGCCTGATTCAGAATCATCCATTCGCCAATGCTAACAAGAGAACCGCCATGATGGCAGGTTACATTTTTCTCTTACTGAATGGTTACGAACTAACAGCTCCTGGTGACGATTTGGTAACAATGGCTGAAGGATTGGCACGTAAAGAATACGATGTTGACGATTTAGAGAATTGGCTTTGTCACTGGTCTCGCGAGTATGACGCCAGAGAGTTGTGTGTAAATCACTCGGTTAACGTCATAGAAGTCATATGCTCACAGCAAGTTATTTTGAATAAATAGCCTATCAGCCTGCAGTTTTTTTGTTTTCTGACGCAATTTTATTGACCTAGCAGCTTGGAGAGTCCTGCATTAGTAGCAGCCTGCACTACCGTTTTAAGTGCTTCCGTCGATAGTTCGCCGAGAGTCGACTTGGCTTTTTCCTTCTGCTCAACGTCCATGTTCGAAATCGCGATCAGGTCTTCGAGGACGACTACTGCTTCACGATGAAACTTGATGGTCTGTACGTTGAGGATTGCGGAGAGACCGCCGTCGTTGAGCATGAAGTCAATGCCTTTGCAGGTTACAGAAGACATGGCTTTGTTGAATAAATCAGATTTCGGGTAAGTCTCCCCCGTAGCGGGTTGTGTTTTCAGGCAATACGCACGCTTTCAGGCATACCTGCTTTCGTCATTTTGTTCAGCGCTCGTACCAGGGCCATAGCCTCCGCAACCTGACCATCGTAGTCACGCAGCGTCAGTGAACCCCCGAACAGCTGTTTTACCCGGTACATCGCCGTTTCCGCTATCGAGCGACGGTTGTAATCTGTTGTCCATTTCCACCGCGCATTACTCCCGGTCATTCGCTGATTAGCCACTGCACGGTTACGGTCTGCATATTCACCGGGCCAGTAACCCGCACCTTTTCGGGGTGGGATAAGCGCGCTGATTTTCTTACGCCGCAGTTCATCGTGACAGAGCCGGGTGTCGTAAGCGCCGTCTGCCGATGCTGCCCTGATTTTCCGGTGAGTCTGCCGGATAAGACCCGGGAAGGCTTCTGAGTCCGTCACATTGTTCAGCGACAGGTCAGCGCAGATGATTTCATGTGTTTTACTGTCAACGGCGAGATGCAGCTTACGCCAGATACGGCGGCGTTCCTGGCCATGCTTTTTGACTTTCCACTCGCCTTCACCGAAGACCTTCAGCCCGGTGGAATCAATTACCAGGTGTGCGATTTCACCCCGGGTGGGCGTTTTGAAACTGACATTAACCGACTTTGCCCGCCTGCTGACACAGCTGTAATCCGGGCAGCGTAGCGGAACGTTCATCAGAGAAAAAATGGAATCAATAAAGCCCTGCGCAGCGCGCAGGGTCAGCCTGAATACGCGTTTAATGACCAGCACAGTCGTGATGGCAAGGTCAGAATAGCGCTGAGGTCTGCCTCGTGAAGAAGGTGTTGCTGACTCATACCAGGCCTGAATAGCTTCATCATCCAGCCAGAAAGTTATGGAGCCACGGTTGATGAGGGCTTTATTGTAGGTGGGCCAGTTGGTGATTTTGAACTTTTGCTTTGCCACGGAACGGTCTGCGTTGTCGGGAAGATACGTGATCTGATCCTTCAACTCAGCAAAAGTTCGATTTATTCAACAAAGCCAGAAGACATATCAAGAATACTAAATGCGAGCTGATCGTCTAGGTTACTCCCCATTCTTGGAAAGGTTATGAGGCCGTGACCAGAAAGATAAAACAAGTTAGCAAGTAGTTTATCCAAAGGTGCAGACATGATTATTTCAGATACATAATCATTGCCAAGTTCATCAACAGTCCTTGGATAGGCCTCTATGCATACTTTGAGTATTTCACGCTGCAATTCCCTGTCGAACTTATCCATAACAGCACCTTTATGTGAGTTTTAGCCTCTAACGTACCCTAGTGACGAAGAGACGAACATCCTGATAAACGATCAGGTGATTTTGCCGCCTACGCGCATCCCTGCTAATCTGTGTGCAAATGTTAATGATGGAGATGGGGATGTGGAACCGCTTTTAGGTTTTATGCTTTTTGGGCTAGCAGTTATTGTTGTAGCAGTTATTGCTGCAAAACGAAATGGGTTAGGTATTGCGTTCCTTTACCTTATTGGTATGTGCGCTATAGGCTTCGGCTTGGTCGTTTTAGCATCAAACATCACAAATGGAAACGGCGTTATCGCTGGTTTTACTGCATTTATTGCACCGATTCTTGGCCTTCTTATTGTCTTATCATCGTCTACATCTGAACGCCGAGCAGTGCTTAATGGTGAGTCTGGTGAGTATAAAAAATGTCCTTTCTGCGCCGAGCCTATCCGCAAAGAGGCCATTAAATGTAAACACTGTGGAAGTGATATTGAACAGACCTGAGTATTACCAGTGAACCCGTTTCGATAATATAACTATCAAGATATTGTATTCGTAAAAAAACCTCGCTACGGCGGGGTTTTTTATTTCCCGGAGATAGCTAAATGACAGAACAAACCTCCCGCCTGGCCATTGTGATTGATAGCTCCGGGGCAGAGAAGCAGGCTGACAATCTCGCAACTGCACTGGTAAAAATGACGCAGGCAGGCGAACGTGCTGCCACCAGTGCAGGGAAAGTGACAAAGGCCACTGATGAAGAAAAACAGTCCCTTTCTGAACTTTTAGATCGTATCGACCCGGTAAACGCCGCGCTGAACAAACTGGATAAACAGCAGCAGGATCTTGCGAAATTCAAATCCAAGGGGATGGTAGATACCGATACATTCGATCTTTATTCAAAGAAAATCGAGGAAACACGAAACAGGCTAACAGGATTTCGCGACGACCTTGGTAAAACCGGCCAATCCGCCGCCCAGACTGCCTTTGCCATGCGCATGATCCCAGCGCAGATGACCGACATTATTGTCGGCTTATCTACAGGTCAGTCACCGTTTATGGTGCTTATGCAGCAGGGCGGGCAGTTGAAAGATATGTTCGGCGGTATTGGCCCCGCGATTAAAGGTGTTGGCGGGTATGTGCTGGGGTTGATTAATCCTGTCACTCTGGCTGCCGCGGCTGTCGGTGTTCTTGGGTTGGCCTATTACAAAGGCTCTCAGGAGCAGGACGAGTTCTATAAATCATTGACCCTTAACGGTAATCTGGTTGGTAAAACCACCGGGCAACTAGCAGATATGGCCGCTCGGGTTTCAGTAGTTGCCAACTCAACTACTGGCGTGACCGCAGCCACACTTAACCAGATAGTTTCATCCGGGAAAGTGGCTGCAGAGTCATTGGAACGAGTAACAACTGCCGTGGTTGAAATCAGTGAAGCCACAGGCATCGCCACTGAAAAGCTGGTGGGTGATTTCAACGACATTGCTGCTGACCCGGTTGCGGCCATTACCAAACTTAACGACCAGTACCACTTTCTGACACTGGCAACCTACAACCAGATTAAAGCACTGCAGGATGAAGGTAATCAGCAGGATGCTGCACGGGTGGCTACTGATGCTTACGCCAATGCCATGCAGCAGCGTGCGAACGATATTCATCAGAATTTGGGGATTCTTGAACGTGCTTGGGACTCGCTTGCTAAAACGGCTAAAGGAGCATGGGATGCCATGCTTGATATAGGTCGCGAGCAAACCGGCACCGAGCGGATCTCTCAAATTCGTAAGGAATTAGATTGGATAGATAAGGCTGCAGGCGGGAAGCTATTTTTTGGTGGAAGAAAGGCTGAGCTCGAAGATGAGCTAAATAATCTGCAATCTCAAATCACAACAGAAGGCGTTTTAACTGAAATAATCAGTAGTCATGACAAAGCTGAACAGCAAAGAATTAAAACGCAGCAGGAAGCAGATCGCGTTAACCAGCAATATCTGAGCAATGCGGATAAGCGCAATAAAGCCATTAAGCGGCTTTGTTGAATAAATCAGATTTCGGGTAAGTCTCCCCCGTAGCGGGTTGTGTTTTCAGGCAATACGCACGCTTTCAGGCATACCTGCTTTCGTCATTTTGTTCAGCGCTCGTACCAGGGCCATAGCCTCCGCAACCTGACCATCGTAGTCACGCAGCGTCAGTGAACCCCCGAACAGCTGTTTTACCCGGTACATCGCCGTTTCCGCTATCGAGCGACGGTTGTAATCTGTTGTCCATTTCCACCGCGCATTACTCCCGGTCATTCGCTGATTAGCCACTGCACGGTTACGGTCTGCATATTCACCGGGCCAGTAACCCGCACCTTTTCGGGGTGGGATAAGCGCGCTGATTTTCTTACGCCGCAGTTCATCGTGACAGAGCCGGGTGTCGTAAGCGCCGTCTGCCGATGCTGCCCTGATTTTCCGGTGAGTCTGCCGGATAAGACCCGGGAAGGCTTCTGAGTCCGTCACATTGTTCAGCGACAGGTCAGCGCAGATGATTTCATGTGTTTTACTGTCAACGGCGAGATGCAGCTTACGCCAGATACGGCGGCGTTCCTGGCCATGCTTTTTGACTTTCCACTCGCCTTCACCGAAGACCTTCAGCCCGGTGGAATCAATTACCAGGTGTGCGATTTCACCCCGGGTGGGCGTTTTGAAACTGACATTAACCGACTTTGCCCGCCTGCTGACACAGCTGTAATCCGGGCAGCGTAGCGGAACGTTCATCAGAGAAAAAATGGAATCAATAAAGCCCTGCGCAGCGCGCAGGGTCAGCCTGAATACGCGTTTAATGACCAGCACAGTCGTGATGGCAAGGTCAGAATAGCGCTGAGGTCTGCCTCGTGAAGAAGGTGTTGCTGACTCATACCAGGCCTGAATAGCTTCATCATCCAGCCAGAAAGTTATGGAGCCACGGTTGATGAGGGCTTTATTGTAGGTGGGCCAGTTGGTGATTTTGAACTTTTGCTTTGCCACGGAACGGTCTGCGTTGTCGGGAAGATACGTGATCTGATCCTTCAACTCAGCAAAAGTTCGATTTATTCAACAAAGCCCCATTAAGCAGCAAAGCGAGTTCCTGAAGGCAGGCGCAATTACTGCAGAGCAATATTCAAAAAATGTTTCTCGTATTAACGAGATGTACAAAGATCCGAAACCACCCAAGACGCCAAAGAGTAAAGCATATACCGAGGACGCAGCAACCCGGCTGCTTGATCAGATAAACCAGCAGACTGCTGCCATGCAGTCCCAGCTAGATGCCAGTGACAAGCTTAACAGCGCGACACAGGCTCGTATCAAGTTCGAGCAGCAGATTGCTGACCTCAAATCTAAAACGCAGCTCACCGCTGACCAGAAGTCGATCCTTTCCCGTTCAGATGAAATCCTCCAGGCGTATAAGCAGCAGGAGGCACTGCAAAACTCCGTAAAAACCCTGGATGATTACCGGAAAATGCAGGAACAGGTAAAGACGAAGGATGAGCGGACCAACGATCTGCTTAAAACCCGTCTTGAACTGCTGGAGAAAGCCAAAGCAACCGGGCAACTAAAACCCGGTGAATATGAAAAAACACGGGCAGATATTTATCAAAACACCGATATGCAACTGCCCTCGACGGTTCGTAATGTTGTAGGAAACCTGACACCCACAGGAGGGCGACTCTCTGGAACTTTTGAGGGGATGCAGGGGCAAATCAACGAATATGACCAGGCTCAACAAGAGCTCCAGCGCTGGCTGGCAGCTCAGGAGGAAGCTTATGCGAAGGCCGGTGAAATAACTGCCGAGGGTGAGGCCAGAATGACCTCTATTCGTCAACGTGCGGCGGATGCAAATCAGGTCATAGAGGCTCAGAAAAACACCATCATATCTGAGGCCACGCAGTCCTTGTTTGACAGTACCGCCGACATCATGCGAACGGGGTTTGGTGAGCAATCGGCAATCTACAAGGTCGCTTTTGCTGCGAGCAAGGCATTCGCTATCGCGGACTCGATGGTGAAAATCCAGCAGGCTATAGCAAGCGGTGCAGTAAGCGCGCCTTATCCGGCCAACATCATCGCTATGGCCTCAATCGCTGCGCAGACCGCCAGTATCGTCTCAAATATTCAGGCTGTTTCAGGCGTTGGCTTCGCCTCCGGCGGTTACACCGGCCCCGGTGGTAAGTATCAGCCAGCGGGTATTGTTCACAAAGGAGAGTACGTCTTCGACCAGGCGTCAACGAACCGGATCGGCGTGTCTCAGCTTGAGGCACTTCGAAATGGCCAACCGCTAGATGCAACTCTGGGGCGTACAGGGTTTGGTACTGGTGTTCAGAACGTTAACAGCGACAACAGCAGCAAGACCACCATACATGCTCCCATTGAGCAGCATTTCCATACGCCGCCCGGTGTGACACCTGATCAGATGGCGCTCTCCATGGCTCAAACGCAGAAGCGGGCGACAACGGAAGCCCTTGATCAGGTTGCTGCGCAAGTGTTGAGAGGAGATGGGAAAGTTGGTAAGGCAATGCGCAGTAAATATTCAGGCAGAGGGTTAGAGTGATGACTGATATCTACTACCCGCATGACAGTCTTCCGATGCCATTACAGGAAGGATACGGATTCCAGCCTGTAAGCCCGTTAAAACGTACCCAGTTAATCACCGGCCGCGCGCGGCAAAGGCGAGCTTACACGTCCACGCCGACGCAGGCCAGCATCACCTGGTTTATGGAAACCGATGCGCAGGGACTGGCGTTTGAGTCCTGGTTCCGTGATGCGTTATCTGACGGGGCTGCATGGTTCATGATGAAGCTGCAGACGCCGGCAGGCATTAAGTTTTACAAATGCCGCTTCACAGATATTTATCAAGGACCGGTACTGGTGGCCCCGATTTACTGGAAGTACACAGCGACGCTTGAATTATGGGAACGCCCCCTTGCTCCTGCCCCATGGGGTAATTACCCGGAATGGATCGTCGGCAGCTCACTGCTGGATATTGCGCTGAATAAGGAGTGGCCGAAGCATGACTCAGATTAAACGCCTCTACGCCAGCAGCGGGCCGGAGGTGATCATTGAGACGCTGCAGATCACCATTGGTTCTGACGTCCATTATCTGTGCCAGGGCTACGAGGGTATTATGGCAACGACGGAGAACGGCGATACCGTAACGTTTACCGCCTGTGCGATAGACATTGCTCTGCCGGCGCGCAATGCGGACGGCACGCAGGACCTCAAATTTGCCCTGTGCAATATCGATGGTGTTGTGTCCACGGCGATCCGCAATGCCCTGGCTAACAGATTGCCTGCATCGCTGACGTACCGGCGTTATATCTCCACGGATTTAGCGGCCCCTGCGGAAGTGCCGTATACGCTGAAAATCAAGTCGGGCTCCTGGACGGCGACAGAGGCGCAGATTACCGCGGGTTATATGAATATCCTCGATACCGCCTGGCCACGTTACCGCTACACGCTACCTGTATTCCCCGGACTGCGTTATATCAGCTAAGGAATCCCAATGTTTAACCCTGATAAATACCGTTCAGTCACCTGGCTGAAGGGCGGGCGCTTATTACCGCAGCTCGACTGCTTCGGCATTGTTAATGAGATACGTCGCGACCTGGGGCTACCTGAATGGCCGGATTTTGCAGGTGTGACCAAAGACGACGGCGGCCTCGACCGGGAAGCGCGCAGGATGATGCTTACCCTTGAGCGCTGCGAGCCCTGCGAAGGGGCCGGGGTGGCCTGTTATTCCGGATCAGCCGTCACCCATGTGGGGATCGTTGTCAGTATCGGTGGCCTGCTGCATGTGGCGGAATGCAATCCGGGAACGAACGTCACCTTTCTGCCGTTGTCGCGGTTTAAGCGCCGATTTGTCAAAGTGGAGTTCTGGCAATGACCATTCGTTTTTATCCGTCCCGGCTTCCCGGAGAACCACTCGAAACGCATGAGCATGGTGTAACCAGTATTCGCAACTGGCTGGTGGCAAATGTTGAAGGCTACGAGGATCGGGATGTCCCACCGCTGACCGTTGAGGTTGATGGGCAGTCAATTCCGCCAGGCGAATGGGCTATTTTCGTGATCCACCCTGATAGTGATGTCCGGCTTTATCCGGTGCCTTTCGGGCTTGAGGCCGCGACAATTGCCTGGATAGGAATGGGCATTGCCGTCGCATCTGCGGCTTATTCATTGTTCATGATGAGTAACATTGATGCTGGCGGCTACACGTCATCCACAGGGCGAAGCCTCGACCTGAACCCGGCAAAGGCAAATACGGCAAAACTGGGTGATGCCATTCGTGAGGTGTTTGGCCGGGTGCGTATCTACCCTGATTATGTGGTGCAGCCGGTTACCCGGTTTGATGCCGCCGAACCTACGAAAATGCGCGTCCAGATGCTGCTGTGTCTCGGTGTCGGTGATCTGATTTATACCAATGGCGATATCCGGGTTGGCAGTACGCCAGCTTCAACGCTACCGGGATTCAGCAGCACCCATTACCCGCCAGGCGCGGACGTTTCCGGTGATGAGCGCAGCGAAAACTGGGTCAATTCCACCGAAGTGGGCGGGACGTCATCCGGCACCGGGCTGGATATGGCCCAGACGTCGCCGGACGCAGACGACATTATCGCAGACAGCATGACCGTCTCCGGATCGAGCGTGACGTTTACGGGGCTGGATACGGATGATGATGACGATAATGACGAGAACGATAACGCACTGCCGCCCAGCTGGGTCGCTGGCGCCGTGGTCGAACTGAAAGCCCCGGCGAACTACCAGATCACTTCGGCGGCTGGATACAGTGTTATCGCCAGCCCGCTGCTGACGGAGATCGCGCCGGTAGTAGGTATGCCGGTGACGCTGGTGTTTAACTCTGTCGATTACGATCTGTTTATCGCGTCATATACCCCCGGTCAGGCTGCAGTGCCCGGCGCCGGGGGGAGTGCGGCAAAACTCCAGGCCAGTGCGGCCCCGACCACCTACGATTTTTCGACCAGCTCCAGCACGTTCACGATCACCTGGCAAGGGGTTACCTACCCGGTGTCGCTGGTGGCTAACTATGTCTCGATGTCGGGACTGCTGGCGGCGATCACCGAGGGACTCACTGGCTCCGGCCTGGTTGCACAGGACAACGGCGGCACCGTACTGATAACCGAGTCGGCCAGTCCGTTCACGGGTGGGGCGATCACGTCCTCTTCGCTGCCTGCAGCTGTTTTCGGTGATGCTCCGGTTTACACCTCCGGCACGGCATCAACCGGCGGCAGCCCGGCGGTAACGGCGAATGTGACGCTTGCCTATAACAGCGCCACGGGAACAGCCTTTTCCGGCATGCCGGAGGGGGTGCAAAGGCTTTCACTTGCTCACCGCGGGAATGAGTACCGCATTGTCTCGACCGACGGCACAACGGCGACGGTGGCGCGCCTGGTTAATGGTGCCGTTGATGAGTCATGGCCGGGATTCACCGCCCGGACGATGATCGACTATGAGGCCACTGGTCTTAACGACACGTTGAGTTGGCTGGGGCCGTTCCTGGTTTGCCCTGAAAATGAGACCGTCGATATGTTCGAGGTGAATTTCTCCTTCCCGAACGGCATCTGTGGCTTTGACAGCAAGGGGAAAAAGCGGCTTCGGCATGTTGAGTGGGAGATTCAGTATCGCGTCTACGGTTCCGGTTCGGGGTGGGTGAGTCACCAGGGCGAGTATGCGCTGAAAAACGTCAACGGGTTAGGTTTCACTGAGCGGATCACCCTCAGCTCACCAGGGCTGGTAGAGGTTCGCTGCCGTCGGCGCAATGAGCAGGGCTCAAACAACGCGCGAGACAGTATGTACTGGCAGGCGCTGCGCGGGCGACTGCTGACGCGCCCTTCATCCTATCCCGGCGTGTCGCTGATGGCGGTGACCGTTGAGACGGGCGGGAAGCTGGCGGCGCAATCAGACCGTCGCGTTAACGTTGTGGCCACGCGCGCCTATGACTCAGGAACGGCCAGAACCATTTCGGGGGCGCTGCTGCATGTCGGGAACTCGCTGGGGCTGGAGATGGATGCCGACACCATCAACGCGCTGGAGTCTGCGTACTGGACGCCACGGGGAGAGTATTTCGATTTCGCTACCGGCGACAGTATCTCTGCGCTGGAAATGCTGCAGAAGATAGCCAATGCCGGGAAGTCACGTTTTCTGCTGAGTGATGGCCTGGCGACGGTCAACCGTGAGGGGATTAAGCCCTGGACTGGCGTGATCACTCCGCATGAGATGGTGGAGGAGCTGCAGAGCGGATTTACCGTACCGTCCGACGATGATTTTGACGGTGTCGACGTGACGTACATCAACGGCGTCACCTGGGCAGAGGAGACCGTTAAATGCCGGACGCCTGATAATCCCACGCCGGTGAAAATCGAGAACTACAAACTCGATGGGGTACTGAATCAGGATCACGCCTACCAGATTGGCATGCGTCGCCTGATGAAATACCTGCAGCAGCGGGTGACGTTCCAGACCACTACCGAGCTGGACGCGCTGTGCTACAACACGGGCGATCGCATTGTGCTCACGGATGATATTCCGGGTAACAACACGATTTCCTGTCTGGTGGAGGCGATGACAACGGCTGGTGGCCTGACAACGTTCACCGTTACGGAGCCGCTGGACTGGTCTTTCGAAAACCCCCGAGCGCTGATCCGCTATCAGGATGGCTCTGCATCCGGGCTGATGGTGGCGAGCAGGGTGGGTGATTTTCAGCTGTCAGTCCCGCACCTGAGCGAGTTTGATGACCCGACGAAGGTTGACCTGTCGTCGGCAACCATCGAGCCGATCCGCCTGGTGTTCTGCGGCTCAACGCGCCACGTCTACGACGCCATTGTAGAGGAGATCGCCCCGCAGTGGCTTTGTTGAATAAATCGAACTTTTGCTGAGTTGAAGGATCAGATCACGTATCTTCCCGACAACGCAGACCGTTCCGTGGCAAAGCAAAAGTTCAAAATCACCAACTGGCCCACCTACAATAAAGCCCTCATCAACCGTGGCTCCATAACTTTCTGGCTGGATGATGAAGCTATTCAGGCCTGGTATGAGTCAGCAACACCTTCTTCACGAGGCAGACCTCAGCGCTATTCTGACCTTGCCATCACGACTGTGCTGGTCATTAAACGCGTATTCAGGCTGACCCTGCGCGCTGCGCAGGGCTTTATTGATTCCATTTTTTCTCTGATGAACGTTCCGCTACGCTGCCCGGATTACAGCTGTGTCAGCAGGCGGGCAAAGTCGGTTAATGTCAGTTTCAAAACGCCCACCCGGGGTGAAATCGCACACCTGGTAATTGATTCCACCGGGCTGAAGGTCTTCGGTGAAGGCGAGTGGAAAGTCAAAAAGCATGGCCAGGAACGCCGCCGTATCTGGCGTAAGCTGCATCTCGCCGTTGACAGTAAAACACATGAAATCATCTGCGCTGACCTGTCGCTGAACAATGTGACGGACTCAGAAGCCTTCCCGGGTCTTATCCGGCAGACTCACCGGAAAATCAGGGCAGCATCGGCAGACGGCGCTTACGACACCCGGCTCTGTCACGATGAACTGCGGCGTAAGAAAATCAGCGCGCTTATCCCACCCCGAAAAGGTGCGGGTTACTGGCCCGGTGAATATGCAGACCGTAACCGTGCAGTGGCTAATCAGCGAATGACCGGGAGTAATGCGCGGTGGAAATGGACAACAGATTACAACCGTCGCTCGATAGCGGAAACGGCGATGTACCGGGTAAAACAGCTGTTCGGGGGTTCACTGACGCTGCGTGACTACGATGGTCAGGTTGCGGAGGCTATGGCCCTGGTACGAGCGCTGAACAAAATGACGAAAGCAGGTATGCCTGAAAGCGTGCGTATTGCCTGAAAACACAACCCGCTACGGGGGAGACTTACCCGAAATCTGATTTATTCAACAAAGCCATCAGCGGATTGACAGGTTTTGTTGAATAGGACGAATCATACTGGCGGCTGATAAACACGCCTTTCGCATCATAGTATGTAGCTGCTTTCCACGGATGATCGACACAATAAGGCTGTGTCGGGTCAACAGGAATGTATCCCGATACGGTCATGCTGGTATCAGAGTCTGTAAGAATTGTGCCGATACTGGAAAGATGCACGCCGGGCATAGCGTCGGCAGGATTGAACAAGTTTTTACCTGCAGTAAAGCCCAGCGTTCGATAGGAGTTTGTCGGCGCCCCTTTGATATTATCCCGCAGTACTGCCTGATATGCCCGATAGGGCATTTCGCCAGCACCAAACGTTACCTGATAGGTGTCGATGTTTACCAGCGGTACCGAAACAATAAAATAGGCAGTACCGGCAGGCGCTGTAAATGCAGTAACAGATGAGATATCAGACAGATAATTGTCGTTACCATCAAAAAATGTCACTACACGAGTGAGAAGCCTGGAAGTATAAGCTCCCCCGGCCACGGCAGAGATCTTTTCTGAATAGCAGTACTCAGGATTTTCCCTGGGGAGCCCTGTTCCCTCAAACAGATAGAACCCGGAGATCACCGCTCCCTTGTTGAACAGGTTCATGCCGGGGCCAACAAGACTGGGGATAATCCCTTCTACGGTTTTCTGTGAAACCATACGGCGCCCGGTAGGCTGCAGCGTCCCGCTAACGTTCATCACCTCAACCGCAAGAGCGCTGTCATCAGGGCTACGGTAATACGTGGTACTCCCTTCGGGGATATTCGCGATATCCGCCTGGGCAGCCGCCAGCGTCGCGTACTGCTTACTGAGCGGTATCAGGTTCTGCCTGATCTCATCGTTTTTCGCCATCATCTGGCGCCAGGTATCGAGCGGTTCACCGCCGCGGTCGTTAACCGTTCCTGCCGGACCGTTAACCAGCTCGTCAGCGCGCTTGACGTTATCCAGGAAGATTTCAGGTGTCGTTGTTCCCAAAGGCGGGTTAAGTTCGGCCATGTTTTTTGCTCCAAAAAAGGCGTTCGCCCAAACGAGGGTTTGAGCGAATGGCCGCGGCTTTTTACAATCAGCTATTTCAAGGAGTTAGATAGTGCTGATTGGTTATGCGAGGGTATCAACCGGGGATCAAAACCTCGATTTACAGAAAAACGCGCTGATCCGCGCAGAATGTGAGCTGGTTTTTGAGGATATGGCCAGCGGGAAAAATGCCCGGCGGCCAGGGTTAAAGCGAGCCCTGCGGCGGCTCCGAGCGGGTGATGTGCTGGTGGTCTGGAAGCTTGATCGGCTTGGCCGCAGCGTGCGCGATCTGATTACGCTCGTGTCGGAGCTACAGGCGCGCGGGGTGAATTTCCGCAGTCTGACCGACAGCATCGATACCAGTACGCCAGCAGGGCGATTCTTCTTCCACGTCATGAGCGCCCTGGCGGAAATGGAGCGCGAGCTGATCGTCGAGCGAACCAGAGCGGGTTTAGCCGCAGCGAGGGAGCAGGGGAGAGTCGGTGGCCGTCGCCGGGTAATGACTGAAGATGTGGTGGAGCAGTGCCGCAGAATGCTGGAGAACGGCGCTACCCGGCAGCAGGTGGCTGATGTGACAGGCGTGGACGTGAAAACAATCTACAAGTACCTCCCGGCGACTTGAAGACAAAGATTTCACTACTTTTCCTGATATGTTACGTTTGGCTTAATCAATTCATTCAGCTTTGAAAACAGTTTGGTTTGTTCGTGAACGGTAAGAAAACAATAAGTTTTGAGCAATTTTTAACTATTAACAGCAATCTTGTTTTCATCTCAGATACATGGGCTGACTTGTGGGCGTTAATTTTTCACACGGGTTTAAGCGCTGGAAGGCTGCTGAGTATTCGATATGATGATATTGATGGTGACTTGATACTGATACGAAAACAGGGTCACCTGAAGGAGCTACGTGTTGAATCAACCCCTCCAGTGGAGGCGATGATTGCTCGTAGAAGAGAACGCTATCCAGAAGATGTTTATTTATTTCAGAGTCATTCTAACCGTGTGAAGTACCATCGCCGGCCGGTCACTATAATTGCTTTCAACGCCGCTTTACGTCGCGCCGCTAGATCATTACCAGACGTTAACGTAAGCAGTAGTAGCGCGAGAAACATACCGGACTAAGCGCCTGTCCAGTAGCGTGCGGCCGATGTGACAGGCGTGGGAGTGAAGACGATTTACAAATATTTGCCAGTACAATACGGCGATAAAAAATCCCCTTGAGCAGGCACACTCAAGGGGAAAATACTACATAACATCATTGCTGTGTGCGTCTTTGCGCTCATCTATCTTCCAAGAAGATGCCTAAAGCTTCCAGATATTTCTGGTCTGAGCAGTTAAAACATTGGATCGGCGGCCTATGTGATAGGAGGGGGTGAAGACGATTTATAAATATTTTCCAGCCGGTTAAGTTTGCTCACCTGCGAAGCGTATGCAAGAGATCGCAGGTGAACAATTTGCTATGAAGGCATTGCCATAGCTGAAAAATTTTAATCTCGCATTGTTCGCAAAACCATCAAACAGCTAAGGCCTGAAAACACTTTCAGACTAACCTTACTCGTTACATCAATGTGTTACGTCAATGGCGTAAATTGATAGCTAGAGCCTATATTGATATGTCGCCCTGTTAAAACTACTGTATATAAAAACAGTGTTAATGTGAGCGAGACTATTATGCAGTTCTACACTCCCGTTGAGTTACGTCAGATCATGCTGCTTCCGTTGTACAGCGACCTTGTGCAATGTGGTTTTCCAAGTCCTGCGCAGGACTACGTTGAGCAACGTATCGATCTGAACGAGTTGCTCGTTAACCACCCCAGTGCGACGTATTTTGTCAAAGCCGCCGGCGACAGCATGAAGGATGCCGGCATAGGGGAAGGTGATCTTCTTGTTGTGGATAGCTCAAGGACAGCAGTTCATGGCGATATCGTTATCGCTGCAGTGGATGGGGAATTCACCGTTAAGAAGCTGCAGCTGCATCCGCGGGTTCAGCTTAACCCAATGAACCCTGCATATTCGCCGATAGTCGTCGGTAGCGAGGATACTCTCGATGTGTTCGGGGTGGTTACGTACATCATTAAATCGGCTGGCTGAAATGTTTGCACTTTGCGATGTGAACTCATTTTACGCATCGTGCGAGACCGTATTTCGTCCTGACCTGAAGGGGCGGCCGGTGGTCGTCCTGTCAAACAACGACGGCTGCGTGATCGCCCGTTCGCAAGAGGCTAAGCCCTTCGTCAAAATGGGTGAGCCTTATTTCAAGCAAAAGGACATGTTTCGCCGGCACGGTATTATCGCGTTTAGCAGCAACTATGAGCTTTATGCCGATATGTCCAACCGAGTGATGACAACGCTGGAGGAACTCTCTCCACGCTGCGAAATTTACAGTATTGATGAGGCATTTTGCGATCTTACTGGTGTTCGTAACTGTCGCGATCTTACCGAATTTGGCAGGGAAATTCGCGAGACGGTTCTGCGCAGGACGCACCTCACAGTCGGTGTCGGCATAGCCCAGACTAAAACTTTGGCAAAGCTGGCCAATCACGCGGCGAAACAGTGGCAGCGGCAGACCGGAGGAGTGGTGGATCTGTCTAATCAGGAAAGGCAGAGGAAGTTGATGGCTTTGCTTCCGGTGGATGAGGTCTGGGGAGTCGGGCGCCGCCTCAGTAAAAAACTGGAGGCAATGGGCATTAAAACAGTGCTTCAACTGGCGGATACAGATATCAGGTTTATCCGGAAGCATTTTAATGTGGTTCTGGAGCGAACCGTGCGGGAGCTACGCGGGTAACCATGTCTCGGTCTGGAGGAGTTCTCGCCGGTAAAGCAGGAGATTGTCTGTAGTCGCAGCTTTGGGCAGCGGATTTCCACCTACGAAGAGATGCGCCAGGCGATATGCTTATACGCATCCCGTGCCGCGGAGAAACTCCGTGGCGAGCATCAGTATTGTCGGTTCATCTCAGCTTTCGTTAAAACCAGTCCCTTTGCGCTTAACGAGCCGTATTACGGAAACAGCGCATCAGTAAAGCTGCTAACTCCAACCCAGGACAGCAGGGACATCATCACCGCGGCGACGAAATGCCTCGATGCAATATGGCGAGACGGACATCGCTATCAGAAAGCAGGCGTGATGCTGGGGGATTTCTACAGTCAGGGCGTGGCCCAGCTCAACCTCTTCGACGACAACGCACCACGGAAGAATAGCGAGAAACTGATGGAAGTTCTCGACCATCTCAATGCGAAAGGCGGAAGAGGAACTCTGTATTTTGCAGGGCAGGGGATCCAGACTGTCTGGCAGATGAAACGGGAAATGCTTTCGCCGAGGTATACAACTCGATTTTCAGATATTCTTTCAGTACGATAAGAGTTTATGCCTATAAATTAAATTTCAATCCAGAGGAATAAATGCAAGAAGAAAAACTAAAAAAAGCCATTGAGGAATGGGATGAGGTAATACACAATAACTTTCATAGTGGCATGATAAATGGAGCTAGTTTGGCCACAAGCGAGATAACATCTATTTTAGATAAGTTTAGTATGTGGTTATTGGCTGGTGTTGGCGGTACGGCTGCATTGATTATTGCGAATATTGATAAGGTAACTCCATACACTGGCATAGGCGGATTTAAATATATTGTTTTATTTTTGTGCGCGTCTGCGATTTTTGGTTTTTTAGCAAAATACTTTTCTATAGTAGTGCATTCGTCAGTTGCAGTTAGCATTCGTATGGCTCAGATTTCTGCAGAAGAGTTAAAGAAATACCATGAGCACTGTAAGGAACGAGATGAAATAGGGAGTGAAATAAATTATGTTAGTGATAAAAATGTAGATGTCAATGAATTCTATAATGATTACATGAAGTTATATCCTACTGGTTTCTTGAGAAAAAAAATAAAAAAGACATTTGATAAGATAGGCAAAGACAAGCTTCATGGTAATCGAAGTGCTGTGACATGCGTAGTTTATCAAAGTTTATGTTTAGTGTTGCAAGCACTATTTTATGTGGCATTTCTTATATCTGTCGCCTTCTTAATAAGCATCAAATAG